ACATTTACAAGAAATTCTGAAGCTACACGTGTTAATTCTCAAGGTCTTGTACAGAGTGTTCAGATTCTTGGTAGCAATGTGGTTACTAACGGAGATTTTTCTCAAATAGGTAGTGAATTAATTACTAATGGAGATTTTGCAACAAATACTGATTGGGCTTTAGGCGATTGGACTATTGCTGATGGAAAAGCAAGTCTTGTTAATGGTTCATCACTTATTCAACAAAATGGAATATTAGAAACTGGAAAAACATATAAAATTCAGTACGAAATATTAGAGCATAGTTCAGGTACTATTAGGTGGAGATCCGCTGGCATAAACGGTTCTACTAATGCATCAGTTAAATTAGTTACAGATTTTATAACGGTAGCTGGTACTACTTTTTCAATACAAGGATATAATAGTTTTACTGGTTCAATAAGTAACATAAGTGCTGTTGAAATTATAGATTGGATTTTAGGAGATGGATGGTCTATTGGAGCAAACAAGGCGTCTTGCGATGGAACACAAACAAATGTTACTAATATAGTACAAGCAATATCAACAAACATACAGAATCAGTTAGTAAAAATATCATTTACATTAGATATTTCAGCTGGTACTTTAAGTGGTAGTTTATTTAATAGTGGAGGTACTGAATTTGATGCTTTAACGACAAGCGGTAATTACTCTGTTGAAGCAACGTCTGGTGATGTAAACCCAATTATTTTATTTCAAGGTAACGCAGACTTTGTTGGCTCTATATCAAACGTTGTTATTGAACCAGTTACAGACGACACTGATTTACCAAGAATAAATTACGAAAATGGATGCGGAAGTTGGTTATTAGAACCACAAACTACTAATTTAATTATTTATAGTGAAGATTATACAGATAGTAGTTGGAGTCATAATAGTACTTTAACAATAACTCCAAACTATGCAACAAGTCCAGACGGCACACTAAATGCAACAAGATTAAATAGAGTTGCTTCTGGTAATAGATTAGGTCAAGACATTGATCTTGAAAGTGGAAAAACTTACACTCTTTCATTTTATATGAAAAATAATGGTGGGCGTTCAGACTTAAAAACAAGATTTGACCCACACGCCCTATCTCAATCATATACTATTACTAACGATTGGGCAAGGTATGAATTTACTTTTACTGCAACTTCAGATGTTGAAACAGATGTAAGGTTAATCTCTGGCGCAGTTGATATAGACCTTTATATTTGGGGAGCGCAATTTGAGGAATCAAGTTATGCGACTTCATACATCCCTACGGTTGATTCTACAAGAACACGAAACCGAGATGTAACAGCTCCAACTGGGAATAGTGATTTAATAAGTTCAACAGAAGGAGTATTGTATGCAGAGATAGCTGCTTTGGCAGATGCTGGTTATGATAGGATGATTTCCCTTTCTGATGGTTCAAACGATAATAATTTAAGAATTGAATTAGATTCGTCATCAAACAGATTTAGAGCAGCTTATAAAAACACTATAACATCTGGTACCTCTCAAAGCGTTGCACTTCAATTTGATTTAACAGATGTAACTCAATTTTTTAAGGTAGCTGTTTTATATAATCAAAACGACTTCAAATTATATATAAATGGTGTTTTAAGAGATTCAGTTGCAATGAGCATCCCTATTTTACCCTCTAACACTTTTGATGGATTGCAGTTGACTAGAGGGGGTAATTCTTTTCGATTTGAAGGTAAGATAAAATGCTTAGCAGTATTTAAAGAAACATTAACAGACGCGGAATTAGTGGCATTAACAACAGCATAATAATAATTATGGATATATATATATATAAAACAGTATTTACTACAGAATTAGAAGGTAAAATAATACTTGAAAACAAAGGTGTTTGGGAAGAAATTAGTACAAAAACTAGCCCTATGTTTCATTATATAAACGGAACTAAAGCTGTTGTTAATATTGGTAAAGTAGTAAAAACACCTGGAACATATGACGAGGATGGTAATCGGATAACCCCGCCTGTTTACTATCCAGGGTGGGCTTATGATATTATGACTACAGATATACTTGATTTTGGAAACAACGAAGTGTTCCCTGCAGAAGCATCTTCTCATAGTTTTTACGGGTGGCCTAGAGCGTCAGAAGTTCCTCCCCGAGAGCAGGTAAATAATGATGATGATAGTATAATATAATAAGTAATTAATAATAATACGTAATTAATAATACAAGTAATAACAATTAAATCAAATAAAATGAGTAAAATTTTAAAAAAAGAAGAATTAGCTAAATTACAAGAAGCAGTTGCTAAGGTAAATCAAATTAAAAACGAAATAGGTAATATTGAAGTTCAAAAACACGGACTACTGCATTTAGCAGCGGACGCTAATAATTCTTTATCTGAAGTTCAAAAAGAATTAGAAGAAGTCTACGGTAATGTAAACGTGGATGTTATAACCGGTGAAATAGCTGAACAAGAATCTGATGATTAGGAAAATAAGTATTGGTAGGGATTATAAATCTGATGCAATGCACTATTCAGTTGGGCAAGAAGTTTATGGGGGGCATATTATAAAAAATATAATAGAAGAAGATGATAAGTTTTCTATATATATTGAAAAAAATAACGAGTTAATGCCTTGGAAGGATTTTAACAAAAATATGGCAGTAGCTGTTGAATATAATTTAGAATATTGATGAAAGCCTTATATAATTTTATCGTAAAACCTGTTGGTGAAAGATATAATAATGTAAAAAAAATCAACGGCAATACCCTCCTATTAAACACCGAACTACAAAACCATAACTACTCAAATAGAATTGCTAAAGTCATAGCGATTCCTTCTGCGACAAAAACAGATATAAAAGTTGGAGATGAAATTATAGTTCATCACAATGTGTTTAGAAGATTTAGAGACATAAAGGGGGTTGAAAAAAACAGCAAGTCATATTACGAAGATAACATTTATTTCGTAAATGAAGATCAAGTGTTTGCTTATAAAAGAAACCAAGACTGGCAAAGTTGTAGCGGGTTCAACTTTATTAAGCCTATAAAAGAAACTAAGGTTTTTTCACTTGACTCAGAAAAACCAGCTATTGGTGTATTATACTTTAAGGATCCAAGCCTTAAGAATTTAGATAAAGGCAATCTAGTAGGGTTTAAACCCGGGGCAGAATATGAATTTGTTATTGGAAAAAACAGACTTTATAGAGTACCCACTAATTCAATCACAATCAAATATGAATATAAAGGAGACGAAGAGGAATATAATCCAAGCTGGACATAAAGCTGTTGAAGAATTAATTAAAGTAGCAAAAGAAGCTATTGTAGATTCAGCAGATGATTTAACAGCTGACAAATTAAAAAATGCCGCAGCTACTAAAAAGTTAGCTATATTTGATGCTTTTGAAATTCTAAATAGAATAAAAGAAGAGGAGGATATGCTTGATAACAAACCTAAAGAGGAAGATGTTAAAAAAGCTTTTAAAGGGTTTGCTGAAAAAAGATCTAAATAATGTACGTTCAATCTCTATACAGTATTGTAGCACCTATAAGAAAGAACACTATAGCTAGAATGAATAAATCTAGAAAGTGGAAATACGGTTACGATAAAGAGCACGACATTGTTGTCATTAGCAAAACAGGTCAAATAGGTGATATATACAATATACAAAACCTAAAAATTGCTTTACCCAAAGCGCCTGCTAAAATAGACAAAACTAATAACAAGTGGAAAGTTGAAGAATATCCTAAAGAACTAAAATCAATAACTAGTATATTTGATTGGAGAGAATATCCTGAAGATTTTCAAAATAAATGGGAGGGGTATATAGATGAACAATTTAAAAGAAGAGAAGAAGGTCATTGGTTCAATAACAAGAACATGGCTACTTACATCACTGGTACTCATTTTATGTACTTGCAATGGTCTAAGATTGACGTTGGGAACGCAGACTTTAGGGAAGCGAACAGATTATTCTACATATTCTGGGAAGCTTGCAAAGCAGACAACAGATGCTACGGAATGTCTTATCTTAAAAACAGGCGTTCAGGATTTTCATTTATGGCTTCAGGAGAAACAGTTAATATGGCAACCATTTCAAGCGACGCTAGATTCGGGATATTATCAAAGTCTGGATCGGATGCAAAGAAAATGTTTACCGATAAAGTTGTACCAATCTCAGTTAACTACCCATTCTTCTTTAAGCCCATACAAGACGGTATGGATAGACCAAAAACCGAACTTGCTTACAGGATACCAGCTTCTAGGCTTACGAGAAAATCAATACAAGCTAAAAAGAGCGCAGAGGTACTAGAAGGATTAGATACTACTATTGACTGGAAAAATACAGGAGATAACTCTTATGATGGTGAAAAACTAAGATTACTAGTACATGATGAAAGTGGTAAATGGGAAAGACCAGATAACATATTAAATAACTGGAGAGTTACGAAAACATGTTTAAGACTAGGTTCTAGAATTATTGGTAAATGTATGATGGGCTCAACATCAAACGCTTTAGACAAAGGGGGTTCTAACTTTAAAAAACTATACAATAATTCAAACGTTTCTAAAAGAAATAAGAACGGCCAAACAGCCTCTGGATTGTATTCTTTATTTATTCCAATGGAATGGAATTATGAAGGATTTATAGATGAATTTGGACAACCTGTATTTAACACCCCCAAAGAAACTGTTACGGGTCCATTAGGCGACGTTATAGACGTCGGAGTTATAGAGCATTGGAATAATGAAGCAGAAGGTTTAAAAGGTGATCAGGATGCTTTAAATGAATTCTATAGACAATTCCCGCGGACAGAAGAACACGCTTTTAGAGATGAAGCTAAAAACAGTATATTTAATCTAGCTAAAATATATGAGCAGATAGATTACAACGAAGATTTAAGTAATACAAATGTATTAACAACAGGAAGTTTTCAATGGGCTAACGGTATAAAAGATTCAACAGTTATATTTACCCCTAATCCTAATGGTAGATTTAAAGTTTCTTGGGTGCCTGGAGCAGCTTTGCAAAACAGGCAAATTGTTAATAAGGGATTAAAAAGTCCAGGTAACGAACACATGGGAGCTTTCGGGTGTGATAGCTACGATATATCAGGGACAACAGATGGTCACGGTTCAAAAGGAGCTTTACATGGTTTAACTAAGTTTAGTATGGAAGATGCTCCTGCAAATACATTTTTTTTAGAATATATTGCAAGACCTCAAACTGCTGAAATATTTTTTGAAGATGTATTAATGGCTTGCATATTTTACGGAATGCCAATATTAGCAGAAAATAATAAGCCTAGATTATTATATTATTTTAAAAGAAGAGGCTATAGGGGTTACTCTATGAATAGACCTGATAAGATTTGGAATAAGTTATCGGTTACGGAAAAAGAAATTGGCGGAATGCCTAACTCTAGTGAAGATATAAAACAAGCACACGCTGCAGCTATAGAAACATATATAGATAAACATGTTGGTTTACAAGAAGATGGGCAGTACGCTGCAATGTATTTTAATACTACCCTTAACGATTGGGCTGGATTTGATATAAATAAAAGAACAAAGTTTGATGCCGCTATAAGTTCAGGGCTAGCTATAATGGCTTGCAACAGGCATTTGTATTACCCAAGACCAAACGTAGAAAAAAATAAAATAAGTTTAAAAATAGCTAAATACACCAATTCTGGTGGATTTTCAAAATTAATAGAAAAATAAAAATATGGCTGAGTCAGTTATAACAAGTTATTTTCCAAGTCAAATAGCTAGTGATCAAGAGAAGCAATCACTAGAGTACGGAACAACAGTTGGTAGAGCTATCGAAAGAGAGTGGTTTAATAATGACAATGGTAATAGTCGTTTTAAAAGCAATCAATCATCTTTCCATAATCTAAGACTGTACGCTAGAGGAGAGCAAAGTATTCAAAAATATAAAGATGAATTATCTATAAACGGTGATTTGTCTTATTTAAACTTAGATTGGAAACCAGTACCTATCATACCTAAGTTTGTAGATATAGTTGTTAATGGTATTTCAGATAGACAGTTTGATATAAAAGCATATTCACAAGATCCATACGGAGTTAATAAAAGAACAAAGTATATGGAGTCTCTTATTAGAGATATGCAAACTAAAGAATTAAATGAATTTGCAGAAGCTGAATTTGGAGTTAATCTATTTGAAAACAATCCAGAAACATTACCAAAAAACAAAGAAGAGCTAGAGGTGCATATGCAGCTTAGTTATAAGCAACAAGCGGAATTAGCAGAAGAGCAAGCTTTGAATGTATTGTTAGAGGGAAATAACTATGACTTAATAAAAAGAAGATGCAACTACGATATAACTACTATAGGTATTGGAGCTGTAAAAAATACTTTTACAAAAGCAGAAGGAGCTAAAGTAAACTATGTAGATCCTGTTAACTTAGTTTGGTCTTACACTGATTCACCTTATTTTGACGATATATATTATGTAGGAGAGGTTAAGTCTGTTCACTTAAATGAGCTTAAGAAAGAGTTTCCTTGGTTAACTAACGATGATCTACAGGAAATATCAGGGCAGTCAGTTAGCAATAATGGGTTTTATAACAGGACTACAAATAATAGCGATAACGACGACTCTAATACTGTTCAAGTTCTTTATTTCAATTACAAAACTTTTACAAACGAAGTATATAAAGTAAAAGAAACAGCTACAGGAGCGGCTAAAATAATACCTAAAACAGATGAGTTTAATCCTCCTGAAGAAATGTATGAAGAGTATGGTATATCTAAACTATCACAATCTTTAGAGGTATTATATGAAGGTGTTAAAATTGTAGGTGGTAAAACTCTTAAATGGGAACTTGCTAAAAACATGATAAGACCTAAGAGCGATTATACTAAAGTTAAAATGAATTATAGTATTGTTGCACCTAGAATGTACAAAGGTCGAATAGAAAGCATTGTTTCACGTATAACAGGATTTGCTGATATGATTCAGTTAACGCATTTGAAATTGCAGCAAGTAATGTCTAGAATGGTGCCTGACGGTGTTTATCTTGACGCGGATGGATTAGCTGAAGTTGATTTAGGTAATGGTACAAACTACAATCCTCAAGAAGCATTGAATATGTTTTTTCAAACAGGTTCTGTAATTGGTAGATCATTCACGCAAGATGGAGATATGAATCCAGGAAAAGTGCCTATACAAGAAATATCAACTGGTTCAGGTGGTGGTAAAATGCAGAGTCTTATAGGAAACTACAATTACTACATGCAAATGATCCGTGATGTAACAGGGCTTAATGAAGCTAGGGACGGAAGTACTCCAGATTCTAGAGCTTTAGTTGGTGTTCAAAAAATAGCAGCGGCTAATTCTAATGTAGCTACAAGGCATATATTAGATGGTAGTTTGTTTTTAACTGCTGATCTATGTGAAGGTTTATCTTTAAGGATTTCGGATATATTAGAATACTCTCCTACTAAAGAAGCTTTTATCTATAAAATAGGTAATCAAAATGTTGCAGTATTAGAAGAAATGAAAGATCTTCATTTATACGATTTTGGTATTTTTATAGAATTACAACCAGATGAAGAACAAAAAGCTGTATTAGAAAACAACATACAAGCAGCTGTTCAAAGTGGGCTTATTGATTTATCTGACGCAATTGATCTTAGAGAGATTAAAAACTTAAAACTAGCTAATCAATTACTGAAAATAAGAAGAGTAGAAAAACAAAAGCGTGATCAAGAAATTCAACAACAAAATATAAAAGCTCAATCCGACGCTAACGCTCAAGCTCAACAAGTAGCAGCTCAAGCTGAGGTTCAAAAAAATCAAGCTATTACACAACAAAAAATAGAATTAGAAAATGTTAAAGCTGGTATTGCTGATCAGAAACTAATGAAAGAAGCTACATTAAAGAAAGAGCTTATGCAATTAGAATTTGAAATGAATATGCAATTAAAAGGTATAGAAGTCAACAATCGCAAGACAGAGGTAACAGATAAAGAAGACAGAAAAGACGAAAGAACTAAATTACAAGCAACACAGCAAAGCGAATTAATAGATCAAAGACAAAACAGTTTACCGCCTAAAAACTTTGAATCCTCAGGAAACGATATACTTAGCGGTGATTTCGGCTTAGGTTCCTTCGACCCTAAGTAATAATAATAGTAACAATTATATAATATTTTATCATGGAAGAACAATTAGAACAAGCTAACCCCGAATTAGAGGTAGCTAAAACAGAGGATGCTAATCCTATGTCATTCGAAGATGGTGTTATTAAAGTTAATTTAAGCGACCTTAATAAACCTCAAGAAGAAAGTGTTCCAGAACCAGAAACAGTAGTAAATGAATCAACTGAAACTGAAGAAGTAACTGAAACACCGGAACCCCCAGTTCAAGAATTACAGCAAGAACCGGAATCATATATTGAAGAAGTAACAAATGAAGAAGTTCAAGAAGTTGCTGAAGAATTAGAAGAGCAAGTAGAACAAGCATTAGTTGAAGCAGAGGCTGGTATAGAATTACCTGAAAATATACAGAAGGTAGTTGAGTTTATGAATGAAACAGGTGGAAGCTTGGAGGATTATGTAAAACTAAATACAGATTACTCTTCTTTAAACGAAGATCAATTACTTAGAGAATACTACGAAAGCACAAGGCCTCACTTAGACAAAGAGGATATTGATTTTTTAATGGAAGACAATTTTTCATTTGATGAAGACATAGATGAAGAAAGAGACATACGTAGAAAGAAAATAAGTAAAAGAGAAGAGCTTTCAAAAGCTAAAAATCACCTAGATGGATTAAAGACTAGGTATTACGACGAAATAAAAGCTGGATCTAAATTAAATCCAGAACAAGCAAAAGCGGTAGAATTCTTCAACCGTTATACACAAGAAAATGAAGAAGCAACTAAAATAGCTGAAAGTCAGGTATCTACATTTAAGAACAAAACAGAGAGTCTGTTTTCTAATGATTTCAAAGGTTTTGATTTCAACGTTGGAGAAAAGAAATTCCGTTTTAAAGTAAACAATGCAGATCAGGTAAAAGACACCCAAAGCGACATCAATAATTTGGTCAAGAAGTTCTTGAACGACAAAAATGAAATGAGCGACGCTGCAGGTTATCACAAGTCTTTATTTACAGCTATGAATGCAGACAAGATTGCAAATCACTTTTATGAGCAAGGAAAATCCGATGCCATGAAATCAAGCATGCAAAAGGCAAAAAATATTGATATGAATCCTCGAGGATCCCATGAAAATGTTAAACCGCCTAATGGATGGACCGTGAAGTCAATTAAGTCTGGTAGTTCTTCTAAATTTGGAATAAAAACTAGAAAATAAAACTTAAAAATTTAAAATTATGGCATTTACGAATACCGGAGCCGCATTAGCACATTTAACTCCAAGACCAACACAAACATTATTTAATGACAACTATCTCTCTTTAGGAGATATGAATTTTACACAACAGTTCTTACCAGAAGTATATGAGAAAGAAGTAGAGAGATACGGAAACCGTACTATCGCTGGATTCTTACGTATGGTAGGTGCTGAAATGCCTATGGCTTCTGACCAAGTAGTTTGGTCTGAGCAAGGTAGATTACACATTGCATATGACCCAGTTGTGACTACAGCTACTACTGTAGTAATTCCTGGAGATGGTAGTAATGGCTCAACTAATTTAATTGGCCCCGGAGCAACTATCGTTGTAGCTTCTGCAAATGGATTAGTAGTTGAAAAAGCTTACGTGAAATCAGTTGGTGCAACAGCTGGAAATGGAAGCGTTACATTAACAGTAGTTGGATACGCTGGAAACATTACCGCGCATTCTGCTGCAAAAGTATTTGTATACGGTTCTGAATATGCTAAAGGAACTAGTAATGCTGGGACTTCAGTAGACGCTGCTTTTGAACAATTTAGCAACCAACCGATTATACTTAGAGATAAGTATAAGGTTAGTGGTTCTGACGCTGCTCAAATTGGATGGGTTGAAGTTACTACTGAAGCTAATACTTCTGGATACTTATGGTACTTAAAGTCTGAGCATGAAGCTAGAATCCGTTTCGAAGACCAATTAGAAATGTCTATGATTGAAGCTGAAAAATCATCAGCAGGAATTGCTGTAGACGCCGCTAACAACTTCGGTGGAGGAACTACATTAAAAGGTTCTGACGGTTTATTCGCAGCTCTTGAAAATAGAGGTCTTGTTTACGGTGACGCTGATTTTGACGGCCCAAGTGGGATAGGTGATTTTGACACTATTTTACAAGAACTAGATAAGCAAGGAGCTATTGAGGAGAATATGCTATTTTTAGACAGAGGTACTTCTTTAGCTATTGACAACATGTTAGCTCAACAAAATTCTTATGGAGCTAGCGGAACATCTTACGGTGTATTTGACAACTCTGAAGATATGGCTTTAAACTTAGGTTTTTCTGGATTCAGAAGAGGTTCTTATGACTTCTACAAAACTGACTGGAAATACTTAAATGATTCTACTACTCGTGGATTGATTGGAGATATTGAAGGTGTTATTGTACCAGCAGGAACTTCTACAGTTTATGATCAACAATTAGGTAAAAATATTTCAAGACCATTCTTACACGTACGCTACAGAGCTTCTGAAGCAGACGATAGAAAAATGAAGTCTTGGATTACTGGATCTGTTGGTGGAAACTATACAAGTGATGAAGATGCAATGAACGTTCATTTCTTATCAGAAAGAGCTTTATGTGTACAAGCTGCTAACAACTTCGTATTATTGAAGAAAATTACTGCTTAATAAAAAGTAAATTAATGTAATTTTTGCCCTTGTTGAATCTACGAGGGCAATTATTACTCTTATTAAACTATTAAATTATATTATATCATGGCTAAACAAGCTACAGCGAAAAAAGTTGAGGTTGCTCCTCAGCAAACAGTTAAACCTGTTGTAAAAACACCTATTAAACCAGTATTTGAATTTAAGGATAGAACCTATTATTTATCAACAGGAAAATCTCCATTGGTTTATACAATACCTTCGAAGCATGGTAGAAGAAAACCTTTGTTATATTTTGACAAAGAATCTGGTTACCAAAGAGAATTAAGGTATGCTACTAATCAAAGATCTCCATTTACAGATGAGCAAAAAGGAGAAAGCACCTTAGGTAGGATTGTTTTTAGAAATGGCGCATTAACAGTAAAAAAAGAAGATGTTAACCTTCAGAAACTATTATCTTTATATCATCCTTTAAAAGATAAGGTATATAAAGAGCTTGATAAAGAAGCTGATTCTGTTAACGAATTAGATTGGATTGAATTAGAATTAGAAGCTCTTACAGCGGCTAAAAACATTGAAATAGATCATGCTGAAGCTATCTTAAGATCTGAGTTTGGAGAAGAAGTTACAAGACTATCTTCTAGCGAATTGAAAAGAGACTTAATGATATTTGCAAAAAGAAATCCAGTTTTATTTTTAGACTTAGCTAATGATGATCATATTCAATTAAGAAATACAGGAGCGAAAGCTGTTGAAGCTGGAATTTTAAACTTATCAGCAGACCAACGTACATTTACTTACGGGGCTGGCGGTAGAAAATTAATGACAGTTCCTTTTGATGAACATCCTTATTCTGCATTAGCATCTTATTTTAAGACTGATGATGGAATGGAAGTTTACAAAACAATTTTAAAAAGACTTTAATAGAGTCACTATATAGTAGTTAGGCTGCTTTCAATAGTGGCCTAATTATTATAAATAAATAAAAAATAAATTATGGCTGTAAGTGTAGATGCTGTTTATCAAAGAGTATTAGCAATACTAAACAAAGAACAAAGAGGGTATGTGACTCCTCAAGAGTTTAACCTATTCGCTAACCAAGCACAAAGTGATCTTTTTGAGCAATACTTTTATGATATAAACCAATTCGGTAGAGTACCTGGTAATAGTACCGAGTATTCAGATATGGTTACTTTGCTTAATGAGAAAATAAACATCTTTGAAAACGCAGTTGTACCTACTAGACCATCTTTACATTTTGTACCACCTACTGATCTATATAGATTAGGTTCGGTAGTTTACAAAAACACAACAACCGATTCTTTCGGAGTTGCTTCAACAGAAAAGGTAGAAGCTGAGCGAATAAATGCAAATGAATTCTTATATATAAACGCATCGCCTTTAACAAAACCAAAAAACATTAGACCTGTATTTGTTTCCAACTCAAGTGGAATTAGAATTTACGGAGACTCTGAAATAACAGACGCGGCTAAAGTTGAATTACAATACATAAAAAAACCAGCCAAAGTTGAATGGAACTATCAAATGGTATTTGGAGAAGCTTTATACAATTCAGCATCGTCAGTAAACTTTGAACTGCATGCAGCAGAAGAAGTAGAGCTTGTTGTTAAAATACTAGAATTATGTGGTTTATTAATAAAGGACATTAACTTGTATCAAGTAATGAATCAAGAAGAACAAGAAACTATTCAACAAGAAAAAGCATAATATATGGGTTTAATAAATAAAACAGACGAACAATATTACTTAGGTCCAGACGGAGTTTGGGATAGTTGGGATGAGAATTACGGTAGCTACCAGTTTACCAGTATAAAAGACATCATAAACAATTTTATAATATCTTATACGGGTGAAGATAAAATTATAAGTAAAGTAAAAAGATCTGATGTAGCCTTCCACGCTCAACGAGGTATTCAAGAATTTAGTTTTGATATTTTACCTTCTATTAAATCGCAAGAAATAGAAATAGGTGCTCGTTTAAATTTTGTATTACCTAAAGATTATGTAAACTATGTAAAGTTTACTTGGGTAGATCAAAGCGGTATAGAAAGAATTATATATCCGGCTTATAAAACCAGTAATCCATCTGGTATTGTGCAAGATGAAGCTGCTCAGTATCTTTTAGACGAGCCAGCTAAAGAAATTATTTTGTCTGAAAATTCTCGTACTTTAAATAAATTTCAATCAAACACGCTTAATAATAATAAAAATTCAGATAATATAAACAACTTAGATTCATTGCCCACAAATAATTTTGGCAGAAGATACGGATTAACGCCAGAAAACACACAGTCAAACGGGGTGTTTTTTATAGATAAATTAAAAGGAGTTGCGTTTTTTGATTCTTCTTTTGTAGGTAAAATTGTTACACTTAAATATATTTCAGATGGCCTTGGGACAGACGAAGAAATGACTGTTCACAAATTCGCAGAAGAAGCATTGTACAAATACATTGCTTACGCTATTTTATCTACTAGGTCAAATACACCTGAGTACGTAGTATCAAGACTTAAAAAAGAAAGAGCAGCAGCGAAAAGAAATTCAAAAATAAGATTAGCTAATATCAAGATAGAGGAAATCGCACAAGTAATGCGAAATAAATCTAAGATTATAAAACACTAGCATATGCCAGAGATTGTACACACGTTTACCGGAGGTAAAATGAACAAAGACCTTGATGAAAGGTTAGTTCCCAACGGCTTATATAGAGATGCTTTGAACATAAACGTATCTGTTTCTGAAGGTAGTGATTCAGGTGCTGTAGAAAATATAAAAGGTAATTTAGAGCTAAAAAATAAAGCTTTAAATGCTTCCACTAATGTATACACAGAGTGGAGCTCAGGCTACATAAACAACGCTTTAACAAATCCTGTTTGTATTGGATCTATAGCGGATAGTGTTAATGAAAAAATATACTGGTTTATAGCTTCCGACAGCATTAGTGCTATTGCATCGTATGATAAAAATACAGATATAATTACACCTATATTAGTAGATAGCCAAAACATATTAAAGTTTTCTAAAGATTATTTGATTACAGGTATAAATATAATAGAAGATTTACTTTTCTGGACAGACAACAAGGAAGAGCCGAAAAAAATAAACTTAAAAGAATGGGGAAATTCTACAACAAATTTTGCTACTCACTCGCAAATATACGGTAGAAACTTTATTGAAAGAGATATAGTAGTTATAAAGCCAGCGCCTTTAAAGCAACCTTTATTAACATTAAGTAAAAACTTAGGCTCAGGTAACACTAGCACCACATCGGCTCATGATTTTACTATTAGTGGAACTACAGGGGCAATTGCTCCATCGCCAGAAGTTGGCTCTATTGTTTCAATAAACTTAGGTTCAGCTATAAGTGTAAACGCAGGAGATACTCTTAATTTTACATGTAGCACTCCCAGTACTGCAGGAGACAATCCTGTTGATTCCGACGGAGAAGCTGATGTATATTTTTTTAACATAAGTGTAAACTCTTTAACATTAGGCGGTACTGTACTTAACGGTACTATTCAAAGCGGCACAGCCGAATTAATAAAAGGAACGTTTACATATAATGTAGAACTTTCTGGTACAAGAACTATTTTTGAGCTAAAATTTCCTAGATTTGGCTATAGGTATAAATATAAAGACAATCAATACTCACCTTTTTCTCCTTTTTCAGAGGTGGCTTTTTTACCTAATAACTTTGAATACAACGCTAAAAGCGGCTGGAATAAAGGTATGACAAACGGCGTAAAAAGAATTATATTAGGTGGATTTGACTCCCCTTTGCCTGCAGACGTAATAGAACTAGATATATTATATAAGGAAGATAGCAACCCCGCTGTATATAAAGTAGAAAGTCTATTACCTGAAGATTTAAGTGTAAACTATATAGATCATGAAATAACAAACAATGGCACTAGTTCTGTTAATTTTACTTTCGATAATACAAAAGGAACTCAACAATCCGTAACAGTCTTAGCGTTGCAAACTATAAATGTTATAGCAGCTGATGGAACTTTAAATCCCTCTTCATCTACAAATGTTGTAATAGAAAATACTTCTTTAGGTACAGTTTTTGAGGTTATAAGTGAACTAATATATTCTCTAGTACCAGCTAATCAAATAATCAGACCTTGGGATAACGTACCTAGAAAAGCTCAATCTCAAGAAGCTATATCTAATAGGATAATATATGGTAATTACTTACAAAATTACAACGTATCTTCTTATATAAAGTTTGATCCGGCAAATACATTAGTTAGTCAAAAACCTATAATTACTCTCGGTGGACCATCTAAGTCTATAAAGGCTATTAGAACATATCAAATAGGTATTGTATATAGAGATAAATACGGACGTGAAACTCCTGTTTTTACAGATCCTTCTGGTGTAATAGATATTACAAATGACTTTTCACATTCTAGCAACACTATAAAGGCTAAAATATCTTCACTGAGTCCTAAGAATCCCGACGGTTCTGAAATGTTTGATACTTTTAAGTTTTTCATAAAAGATCCCTCTGCTGAATACTACAACGTAGTTGCTGACCGTTTATATGAATCCGAAGACGGTGAGAGTGTATGGATTTCTATACCCTCTGCTGAAACTAATAAAATTAAAGAAGGCGATTTTTTAATATTAAAAAAGCAAAACGATTCTGATGCAGCTGTAAATAATTATCCTGAAAATAAATTTAAAGTTTTAACAAAAAAATCAGAAGCTCCTA